CGTTGTTCTCGTCGGTCAACGTGATCGTCGTTGTCCCGGTCACACCGGCTGTGAGGCCCCGGTAGTTCAGCGTCGATGTCCGATAGTCGGTGCCCGACACCCGGTAGTCGATGTCGCCGGAACCGGACTCGGCCTGCTCGTTGGCGAACCGTCCTGACACGGCCCGCGCCACCTTCGACGCTGACGTTCCGAACGTCACCTGGCCGACAATCAGCTCGGCTGAAGTAGACAGATCCCCGGAATAGTCCTCGCCGTACAGTTCGCCGTTGCTGTCAGTGAAGAACAGTTTGCCGTTCACCACCTCTAACGACAGGACGTTCCCGTAGGTGTCGGAATCATGGGCGAGGAACCGGGCGTAGGCGGGCTGTAGCACGTCGTTGAAGACGGTCAGGTCGGCCTTCCAGGTGTCGCCGTTAGACGTACCCCAGTAGCCGTACTTGCCAACAATGCGTGTCCCGTAGGCCGCGCCACCGTCGTCCACGACCGGGCCGAACGTGATCGATGCGTTGTCCTGCGTGGAAATCACCCCGAACCGGCATCCAGCGGACGTACCGGCGATGACCATGCTTCCGAAGATGTCGAGGCAGAACGGCCCTGAGAAGGTTTCGCCGACCGGGAGAACAGCGGCAGGCACCGGGTAGGCGAGCGCACCGTCAGTGGACGAGATCCCAATCGAGTACAGGATGCCTTGTCCGTTGACGTTGTACGCCGCGTAGATCCTTTGCGGACCACCCTTGATGGCGATACACGTCCCGGTCAGTGTCTTGTCGAACGTCAGAACCGTGCCCGACGAGTTCAGCTCCACGATGCGGGCCCCATCGGCGGATATCAACCGGCCGTTGGCGAACTCGATGACATCCCCAGCGAACGAACCGATGGTCGAAGCACCACTGGTGCTTGAAACAGCGACCTTCTTCACCGCCGTGCCGATACACGAATAGATCTGCGACCCATCCGAAGTCCAGTCCTTGATCGTGCCGCCCTGAGCGGACGCCGAAAACGTGATCGTCGGTGCAGCATCCGGGTTGCCGTACTTCATGTCCGACCCGTCCGAGAAATAGAAGACGCTGCCGTTCACGATGCGGGCATACAAGTTCGTGTTCGTCCCAGCAGCCTGCTTCGACTCAAGGGCCTTACAGATCGACAAGTGACCCTTCGTCCACACATCCACGTTCTTGCTGGTGTGGAACCGCCGCCGATCAGAATCAACTAGGTCGTAATGCTCCTGGCCTGCGCCACGCGACCAGTCCGACTGGGAACGAATCCACTGGCCGACGTTCGACAGGGTCTGTTCACCAACGTCGTCGGACGTGTCCTGCTGCTGCTTCTGCGCTGGCACCGTGGACCGGCGATAGCGCTCGATGTCAACGAGGTACTCGCGACCGTCAATGGAAACGTCGAAACGCGGAGCGACCGCCACGGCCTACTCCCCGCTACGAAGCCAAGTCGTCGGGTAGAGCTGCGTCAACCGAGCCTTCTCAGCTTCAATCCGTTCTGCCCGCCGGAACCTCAGGTCTCGCATCGACGCCGAGATCGCACCAGGGGGAACCTCGTCGGCTCTCCGCATCGGTGCCTGCACCATCACCGATTCCCGAGCAATCGGTTTGAACGTCATCAGTTGCAGGGCTGCGCCCAGCACGGGCAGGTCGTAAGCCTCGGTGTGCAGCCCTGTCGTAGAAAGGGCGGTGGTGGTTGCGCTCAAAGTGCTGAAAGGCGCTTTGTACTCGACGCGAACGGTCTGGCCTGACACCGGGGGATCTTGGAGAATGAGAGCCACGCCCGACGCAAACGTCGAAGTGTCCCGGTTCCGGCGCAGGGAGAACCTCCGCACCTCCGGTTCGGATTGGTCAGCCGATGGGTCTGTGTACGTCACCCGGTACACACCGAGGGCGTCAGAGGCCAAGTTGTAACCGTCGGTCCCTGACGCGAAAGAGAAAGTAGCGGTCTTGATCTGGTAAAGCCCCAACGCTGACAGGTCATGCAGGTCGGTGTTGATGGCGTCGAGGATCTGATGCGCCTGGTATTGCGGGGCGACACGAATGATCGCCGTAGATGAATGAGACGCAGCAGTTGAACCGCCGTAACCGCGGATCACACCAACCGTCTGACCCGCGACCGAAGTCACATACATGACCTCCGTACCGACTTCGATGAGAACTCCGGGCACAATCGGCCCCGCAGCGAACTCCACGGCGAACGAAGAAACTGACGAGTTGATATCCCCGTTGAGACGATTGATCGACTCAACCGTTCCGCCCAACAGGAGATCCCTGGTGCGGTCTATCCACACTTGCGCCGTCATGCCGTATCAGTCCTCAGTCGGCAAGCAGCTCTTCAGTGGCCTTACGGACATTGCGATTCCGCACCACTGTCCCAGATTCGATCTCCATCTTAGTCTCAGCACGAGATTCAAGGTCGGCGGAATTGCGAATCGATGGAGGCTGCACACCGTCGCCTCGGAGCCTCTTATAGGCGTCCATGTCCTTGTCCATCTTCTGCCACGCCTTCTTCTCATCAGCCGCTGAGGACCGTGTCGGCATAGCAGAAGCAGCAAACGAAATGGACCGGACCTTCTCGGCAAACGCGTCCCGTTCAGCAAGCTCTTCCGGCGTGCAATCTTCTCTCTTCTTTACTGTCATGCTGCCTCCACATTGATGGCGTATCCAGCGTCGGCAAGCAGTTCCGCCTCGGCGTCGGTCAGGTCGTCAGGGCCTTCGTGACCGCCATAAAGCGTCCTAGTAATGGTGGACGAATCCGCCGGTTGAGTCGTCGTAACCGCACCGTCAGCGATCCACACGTTGACGCCTCGAGCACGCGGCGAATAGAAGCGAGCCAAACGATTCTTCGCAGCCAACGGTCGGTAACCGACCTCGCCGGAAGCCAACGTCGGCAACGAATCAGTCGTCGTCAACGCAACTCGACGCACCAAATCAGCCTCATGAACCCCACCAGTGGCCGTCACCGTGTCCGGTGTCGCATTGGCCGTTTGGGAGGCTGTCGCAGAGGGAACAGCCCCCACAACACCGACTGTTGAAACAGCCGCGTTGGCGGCACCTGAAACCGTTGGTGAACCGACACTGCTAACCCCAGCAACAACGGAAGCACTGACCGAAGCGTCTGCTGAAACTGTCGGGCCAGGGACACCAGCACTAGCAGCAACAACGCCAGCAGCAACAGTGGCAGCACCAGAAACGGTAGGTGCCGGGACCGCGGCGACTGCGGCAACGACCGCGGGTGAGACGGTAGCGTCAAGGCTTCCCCGGTAGTCCGAGGTTGCGTGGCGGTAGTCGATCCCGGCATGGCGATAATCAAGACCCGCCATTAGCGCGTTCTTTCTCGATCCAGCGGTGTCGTTCTTCGTGCGCCTTCGTCCAACCGGTCAAACCGTTCACGTTTTCCGAAACGTCTTCCACCCGGTCTGTCAAATAGTCGAGCTTGTCCATGCTGCGGTTGTGCTGGTCGGTGTTGTCGCGGGTCAACCGTCGTAAAGCGACAGCGAAAAACCCGGTGACACACGCGGCGCCGATCACGCCGAAAGCAGAAATCCATTCAGCTCCCACCGAACATCTTCCTGTACGAGACAGGGCCGAAAACCCCGTCAACGGTGAGACCAGTCTCCAATTGCCAAAGGCCAACATGCCAAGCAGTCACCTGGTCATAAACCCCGGTGATGGGGAGGCTGACCTTGAACTGGATGTACCGGACGAGGTCGTCTTTCATCCTCGGCCAACGAACCTTCAACGTCCGTTTGAGGGGAGGTGCCACCAGAGCCGGAGGCTGTGCCGCCTCAGAATTTGGTCGCATCTCCTCTAGACGCTCATAAGCGCGTTTCCCCGGACAGTCCTTGTTCGCTACGTCACGGTGGCCGCGTATCTGAAAGTTCGGTGTAATCAGGCCAGCGTTCACACCAACCGCTAGGAGACTCTGTATCGATTCAATGGCCTTGTCGGACAGTTCCTGCCGGGTGGTGTCACCAATTATGCAGATCGCATACGAGCGGTGATTCCAATGTTTCGTCGCACCAGGGCGGTTGTTCCAGCCCCTCAGCTCGTAGACGTTTCCCGTCATCGGCCCTACAGCAAACGAGTAAGCGATGTCCGCCCAAGCCTTGCGGAGGTGGTAACGCTGATAGGCCCTGAGGATGCGAGATTCGCCTTCACGAGAGTTGTCTTCAAGGAGGGTTGCCCCGTGGTGGATGAAGACGTGGTCAACGGGTTTCCGCAACCGGGTTGTCCACCTTGGTGGTTTCGCCGCCCACTCTGGACGAGTGATGATTTCCATCAGTCGCCCCCTATCTTTCAACCCACGAAACCGTGTCCTCGTCCCAACGCCAATCTTCTGCGTCACCAGGACATTCCGTCGGCGGTTCCCACAGCCAATCGGACGAAAGACTCCACGACCCATACGGTTGTGGCTCGTAGAACACGTTGTTGGTTGAGTCGTACGTGTACCCCGCACCCGCATAGTTGCCGCGCAACGGTGTCCCATTCGGATGCTGATTGCCGAACGTGTTATATGAAGTCTGAATCCACGGGCCGCTATCAGGCAGCAGCGCCTCCAGAAAGTCGATGCCAGCCTGCTCGTCTTCAGGGTCGCCTAGTTCGGCGTTATCGACAACCAGAACACGGGTCACCACACCGTCTGCGATTTCTGCAAAATGAGCCATCGTTACTCCTACGACGGGTACCGAACGATGACGATTCCGCTGCCGCCTGCCGCGCCAGCAGAACTCCCTGCTCCGCCGCCGGGACCTACACCGCCGCCGCCACCGCCACCGCCAGTGTTGGCTGTGCCTGCGGTGCCCGCATTGTTTGGTGCGCCGCCAGCGCCACCACCACCTGAGCCACCAGAGCCACCAGACCCAGATTCTCGGCCACCACCACCGCCACCTGCGTAGGTGACTGAAGACCCCGAGAAGCTGTTGGCCAAACCTGCGCCACCATTAGACAGTGTGCCTACGGCGGAAGCTCCGCCACCGCCACCGGCATTATCGGCTCCGCTCGCTTGACCATCGCCGCCTGCGTACCCCTCGACAGGGGTGTAAGAGCCTGCGTTGCCGGCACCACCATCCGCTGTTTTGCCGCCGCCACCACCTGAGCCGCCAGTGCGGCCATCCAAGTTGCCCGCCGAGTCGCCAGTACCAGCACCGCCGCCACCAGTCGAGGAGATACCTATTGCACTGGAGTTACTACCGTCCGAACCGGCAGCCCCAGACCCTGCCGCACCGCCACCACCAATGGTGATCGTGTACGAGCCTGTTCCAGAGTCAACGGAGACGAAATCAAGACCGCCTGTTTCAGTGATCCGATACCCTCCGGCACCGCCAGCCCCACCGCCACGCGAGGCCCCACCGCCGCCGCCTGCGACAACAAGAACCTCAACCTGTCCAGAACCAGAAGAAATGCTGAGGGTGCCAGACGACGTAAAGACATGGCGCTTATATCCGCCCGAGGTGGACTCGGTGCCACCGGAAGCAGAACCGGCGAACCACGGCGCACCAGAGGAAGCAATCGCTCCGACAAGTGCGTGCGACAGAACCATCGCTACGACGCCAAATTACCGAGGATGTACCACTCGTCAGTTTCATGCTTGATGAGAACACACGACGAGTACTGGCCGGATATTTTCGCCTTATCGCCGTCCGAGCGCGTAGTTACACCAGAGCCTTCGACAATCGTTACCTGCCCAGCTCCCAACTGGACGACGGCAATCTGTGTGCCAACCGGGAAAGCAACCGACGAGTTCGGCGGGATCGTCAGGTTCACTCCAGACCCCTTATTCATTTCGATGACCTTGCCAGCATCAGCAAGAACGAGGGTGTAGTTGTCGGTCTTGCGTTCTAGATCGACCGCTTGACCGACAGCAACCGACGCGGTCAACGTGCCTGAAACCGTGGTGTTCCCGCCAATAGTCGGCGTCGTATCCCAAGCAGACGAACCAGAACCATCACCCATCAACACTGCGCCGGAACTCGGAGTCGAAGACCCCGTACCCAGCTTCGTCTCCAAAGCAATAGCGGCACCATGAACATTGACGTGCATCACGTCATGCTCTTTCCCGCTTGCATCCAGATCGTCAGTTGAACTGATATCAGTCCGTAGCTGATTTCCCGACGTGTCTAACGCACTCGGATACGCAGTTGCCATGCCTCTACCCCTACGGAGTCAGGTCGAGCGTGAATATGCCCGACGCATTCCAGGTGATGGTGAACGTCCCGTTGGCAGACGAATAGTCCGCCCCGAAATTCACAAGGCACACCAAAGGATCGCTCGTCAGCGTGTCGTCATACACGACCGCCGCACGGGCGCTGCTGATCGTTGACGAAGACCACGACGCATCATCAGCATCGAACTTGATCGTGCCCGAAGATCCCGTCAACGCCTTGGACGCCAAAGCGACACCACCAGACGTGTAGTTCGTCCCCGACACCTCATTGCTTGACAGATCCGACCAGTGGTCATGCGTGTCAAAATTCGGCGTCGAACTGTTGGTGATCATGGCGACCTTCACCGTGTCGCCGACAAGATTCACCGCCAACTGTGTGGCATCAAGAACATCTAAAAACGTGGGCACAAAAAGCCCGCTGGCCGAAACAGCCATTACCGGTCACCTCCCTGGACGACCTTCAGCTCGACCGCTTCAGGGGCCACGGCAGCATCTACCCGGCCATCCCAGTGTTCGGTCTGTACTCCTCCGACAGAACCATCGGAGTCGCGTTGAACTTTCGTCTTCTTAGAAGTCCCACGTTTGGTGAGAATCGCGACTGACGAGTACCGGCCCATTACCGGCCCCTCGGCTTCCGCTTCTTCTTCTTCACCTGGTACATGGCGACTCCGCAAGGTTGACTGGCGGGGATCACCGGGCTTGCCAACCGACAATCCCCGCCGTCAAACATCATTGGGACTAGCTGTTGGCCCCGATGCTGGAGGCTGATTCGATCCTGCGGATCGAAGCCTCGCGGAAGCGGCCATAACCGCACATCGCGTACCAGCCGACGGGCTGGAAGCGACGCAGGCTGTCGGTCACTGGACCGAACACCACCGACGGGTTCTCACCAAACATGGTTGAGAAGCCCTTGGCGATTGCCTGCTGGCCGATAATGACGGTGCCGTAGGCATCGACATTGCTGTTGCCGCCATTGGCGACGAGCAGCGCCCGAGGGGTCTCAATGAAGTCCACACCGTCGAACGTGCCGATGGAACCCTTGCGGACTCCTTCAGCGTCCAAACGAATCTGGAAGCTCCTGAGGTCGGTCGTAGCCGTACCCTCGATCATGTCGTAGGCGACATCCGGGTGGATGAAACCAATGTAGGTTCCGCCGTCGAAAGTCGGTGCGGCAGCACTGCGAAGTGCAGCAACCTGCTCACGAACAATCGAGGACGTGATCTTGTTCGCAGCGACGAGAGCGCCCCGGCTGGACTGCGAAACGTACTTGACGTTTGAGCCTGCGTACAGGACATCGGCGACGACCTGATCCAGCGAGTCGGCTGCGTTGAAGCCAACGACGTTGGCCGCATCCGAATCGACGTTCAGGAACGACTGGCCGCGAAGTGCAGCGGTGGTCACCACGGCATTGCCGTACTCCACCAAGCTGACTGAGACAGTCGAGTCGCCCATTGCGACGGCTGTGACATCCGACGTTTCGGTCAGAGCCGAAGTGGCCTGAGCGAGATTGTCGTAAATTGTGAATTGGACGGCAGAGCCACGATGGGACTGCCGGGTTGCCTTGACGCTGGCGTAATCCTCGTGCAGCGGTTGCTTCCGCAGCGCGAAGTACGCCAACTGCTCAAAGGCAGTCTGGTCGCTGGTTAGCGACGACTTCTGGGTATAAGCCATTTAACTGGTACTCCAGGGGGACAGGAACAAACTCACCCTTGAACGTCGATCTCGACACCCTGAGAACGAAGCAGGGCCTTCAGCTCCGCCTCGGTCTTCGTTGAACGGATCTGGTCATTCAGGTCCGGTGGTGTCACCGGCTGGCCCTGAACCCCGGCCTCAGCGATCCTCTGCTGCGCCGCCAACTCCTCGCGGAGTGTGACTGCTTCCCCCTGCTCGGGGAAAGGAACCACGTTTGACTCAGCTTGCGTAGCCCCATCTGAGATGAAACCCGCCTCGATTGCTGCGGTGCGGATCGCATCGGCTTCCATCTCGCCGTCGTACCCCTTTACGAAGTACGCCTGACGGGTATCTGCCGGGTTGATCCCTGCCGAGCGAAACGCTTCTGTCCTTTGCAGACCTTGGAGGGATGCTTCCAGTTCAGCCACTCGGGCTTCTGCTGTTTGCGCCCGCTCTTCCAGCACTCTGCGGAAGTTGCGTTTCGGTTCGCCGTTCTCGTCTAGTTCGACAACCTCAGACTCGTCTGTTTCGGTGGTCATCTATGTCCGCTCCCTGTTCCGTTCGCATCTTCTCGGGAGGCGAGAAGATGGTGGCTGTCACAAACAGCTCTCACAGGGCAAGCGGACTGCGGCCGTTTCGTGTCTGCCCGTCACCTTAGCACTAGTTACACGCAGGTAACTACGAATAAGGCATTAGTCCGATTATGCGTTGGAACGAAGCGCCTTTTCAAACATCCCGCCCGTGACAAAAGCCAACACCGTCGCTATCGAGCCCGCGATAACACCCGTTTGGACTATGTCAGACATTGTCGTGCCATAACTCGGTGACCTCGACAACGTCTCTATCCCGAAGGTTGTCGCCCCGCACAACAAGGCTCTCGTCCACCTGTTCACACGCAACCCAACTGCTGCGATTACAGATGCAACCGTGGCGGTGATACCGCCTGCCTTGAGAGCGTTCGCCCAATGCTCCCCAGTGACCACTGTCAAATCACCGTTCGTCATCGCAGTCAAGCAACCAAGAAAGGTGCTTGTGAGATGTGTCTGTGGTTGTGCCTCTTTAATTCGCTGAATCATCAGTCCTCGATTTCCAGAAAAATGCACTCACCAGGGCACTCCTCGGCTGCCTCAATGGCAGCGTCAACATCCCCTTCAGGCACTACCGCCTGCCCTTCTGCCATCTGTAAGACGGGTTCACCCTTCGGGGAACCATCAGGTCCGTAAAGAGTCGGCCAGAAAGCCTCTTTGACATACGCCAAACCGTCCTCGTGCATGTCAAAAACTGACGGGCAAATCTCGACACAAATGCCATCACCGGTACAGAGATCCTGGTCAATCCATACCTTCATCTACTTAATCCATAATGTTTACGTCGCAGCACCAAGACCGACATAGCCGCCTTGGGTCATCGCTGGTCCGCCCGCCTGGTTGAACTCAGCCAACCGTCGTTGACGACGTTCCTCGACACGCCGAGCAGCTTCAGGGTCCGTGCCGAACACGTCCCCAGCCAACTCGGCACGGGTGATGTCGCCTACATCACCAACCGTTTCTTCAGCGAGCGTGGACTGCGCCACCGCTTGGAACCCCCGACGAGCTTGTGCATCAGTGACCCCCGCTTCCCGTAGGCGTTCGGCGGTCTCACGGGCGATGGTGCCGAAACCGGTTTCGGCGGCTATGCCACCGATCCGTGCGGTACCAAGACGTTCCCGTTCTTCAAAGATGTTTGTGGCTCTCTCCGGGTCCAAGTAGTACGCAGCGAGGTCGCTGTCGTTTAGCCCATAGTAGGTCTCCAGCGCAGTGCGGACCTCTGGGGTCGTCTGGTTGGCTGCTTGGAACGCCGTGGCGACTCGTTGCGTGAACTCGTTGACCGACACGTCGCCGCCAATGAGAGCAGCGAAATCGTCTGGGCTGTCGTAGAAGGTTTCCGGCATCCCGTATGCCCGCAGGGCCGATGTGTACTGGCGTTCCAGTTCGACGTAGGTGCCTTCGGTGATGGCGCGTCCTGCGTCCATGAGGGCCTGCATGCCGGGGAATCGCTGCTGGTAGGTGGCGGTCTCTCGGACGGCAGCCCATACGGCGTCCATGTCTCCGGTTTCGACCCACCGGTCGATGAGTCGAAGGTTGGTGTCGTCTAGGAGTCCTTCTAGCCCGTAGTCCTTGAGGGCGTCTCGGATGATCGAGGAAGCGGTTTCGTTGTCATCGCCGGGAAGTTGCTCGGGGGTGACAGGCGCGACAGGCGCGACAGGCGTCGTCCCATCCAGGGTTGTGGTGGGAGGCGTCGTCCTGATCGGCACCTCTGACAACCGGTACCCGTTGACATCTGTAGCGAATGTGGCTGTAGAACCGTCCGCGTAGGTGACGGTGGTCTCGCCGGGAACCGCAACCCGACCAACCTCGTCCCCATGCAACCCGGCTTCATCCTGGTAGAAGGCGTCAAGAGCCGCCGTTGAGGAAGTGTCCACAAACGTGGCGTTGGCCGGGTCTCCACCAGCTTCAATGAACGCGTCGTACTGTGCGCGGCTAGTGGTGAACAGATTCTGTGGTTGAGTCTCCCCGGTCGGGTTCACCTCGGAGGCGTACTCGTCAAACGTGAGCGTCCCCTCGTTGGTGAAACTGCCTTCGCCGTATCTTTCAGCCATCAGGCGGCCCTCCCGAACTTCTTACCGATAAACGAAGCCAACTGCCTTGCCTGGTTCTTCGCCACAGGTGTCTTCTCCCACAACGGTCTCGTCTGCTCCGACGTGCGGATATACCGGCCAGCTTCCGAAAGCGTCATCGCCCGATGCTCACCCTCGTCATCCACCGTGTCGATGATCGGCTGGAACCTCGGGTCACCCAACAAGTCGATCTGGTTGACCGGCATGTCCAACAACGTCGCGACGTGCTGCTTGTACGGAGCGAAAATCGTTCTAGGTGAAAACCCGGAATCGATCCTGTCCGCAAAGTGCGGGTACATCGACTTGGCTTGGTTAGCGAACTCCGCTTCAACGCCTTCCAAGGTGATGGCACCCAAGTACAGGTTTTGAGCGAACTCTTCCACCTGATCTGCGGTGACGTTCACCTGGTAGTCGCCGATGAGTTTGTTGATGCGGCGGACGTTGCCTGCGATGGTGCCGGTTTCGGCTGCGCCGGGTTCCCATTTTGCTTCACCGAGGATGGCGTTGGACTGGTCGCTGACCGTCCATTTCCAGATGATCGAGTGGCGTGCCATTTCGTCTAGGCGTGCCGGGTCGATGGTGACGCCGAGGCTGGTTGCTTCGGTTTCGATTCGTTGGCGGGCGTCAGCGAGCTGCGCTTCGGCCTCAGCCGGTTCGCTCTGTTCCAGCAACTGGAATTTCACGTCGGCGTCTTCGTGGTCCCGCCACCAGTCGGTCGCTTCGATTGCGGCTAACAGTTTGGCTTGGGTCCATTCTTCGTCGGCGGCTTGCCGGATGATTGGTCCGAGTTCGACGTGGTTCAGCCAGTAGGCGGCGTACCCGAATTCTGCTGCGTAGG